AGCAGCAGTATCCTGATCGGCGAACTTGCAAAGCTGATCAAACAAAATGGCGTGGATATGGGACAGCGGCGGTTGTTTGCGTGGATGCGAGAAAACGGCTATCTGATCAAGCGGTGCGGTTCGGAATACAACCTGCCAACGCAGCGGAGCATGGAGCGTGGACTGATGGAGATCAAAGAAACCAGCGTGATTCATTCCGGCTATACGACCATCAGCAAGACCCCGAAAGTCACCGGAAAAGGGCAGGTCTATTTCATCAATCTGCTGGTCGGGCAGAGAACGGAATAACCTCTGTGGCTAACCAGCGAAAGGAGAGAATCGCATGGCACGGAAACCAAACCAAAAACCACCGGAATCACCGATGGACATCGTAGCCGGCAATATTGCCGGGCTGATGCAGAGAAGACACATCACACCGTTTGACATCTGCAAGCTACTTGGGTACGCCCAAACGAGAACGTGGAACACACGCATGAGTGATCCGACATCCTTTACAGGTGCTGATCTGAATATGATTTGCTCGTTCTTTGGCGTGACGCTGGAACAGCTTGCACATGACGGCATGGAAACGGGGGTGAGATGATGGGAAAACGGTATTACTGGCTGAAACTACCAGAAGACTTTTTCGGAGATAAAGCCATTAAACGGCTGCGAAAGATTGCTGGCGGTGATACATACGTTATCATTTATCTGAAAATGATGCTCCGAAGCCTGAAAGATGATGGTTACTTATATTACGATGGCTTAGAAGAAGACTTTCCGGCAGAACTTGCCCTTGATTTGGACGAGGAAGAGGACAACGTACAAGTAACGCTGAACTTCTTATTGCAACACGGAAAGCTGGAAATCCGCAGCGAGCAGGAATACTTCATGCCGGATATGAACATTGGTTCTGAAACGGCAGTTGCAGAGCGAGTAAGACGGTGCAGAGCAAAAAAACAAAGCGAAGCGTTACAATGTAACGCACCTGAAACGCAAGTGAAACAAAATGGAAACGGAGAGATAGATAGAGAGATAGAGAAAGAAATCTATCTATCTATCTTAGATGGCGAATCCAAAGAAAATCTTTCAACTTTTCAACAATCAGCACAACCACCAACGCTATTAGAGGTCAAACAGTATGCAGATCAGAAAGGCATCCATACAGATGTTCAGAAGTTTTACAGCTATTACAGCGAACGTGGATGGAAAACAAAAAACGGACAACCGATTACAAACTGGAAAGGCACACTGGCTTATTGGGGCAAGACAGACGGAACTTGTCAGGGCAAGCGAAAGTCCGAACCCCATGTATCAGAAAATGCAGAAGCATATGAAAGGATAATCGACTTATGGGAGAATGGCGGTGAGCAGGCATAAAAAAGCACCCTGTTGCGGAGAGAAGCAACAGGGTGTACAGGAAAAAAATAGGAATTGAATTATGAAATGTCACCAACAATATAATTTTATCATTTTATTTATTTGGTGTCAAGCAAAAAGGAGGAAAAGTTTTTGGAGAGCGGAGTTATTTTTGCAGGGGTCTGTGTGCTGGGAATGTTCGGAGCGGCTGCATATCATATTGCAATGCAAATCAAAAGCAACTGGCAAGAACGGCACAGAGAACCGCCGAAGCCAACACCGGCGGAGCAGAGCGAAGAAATCTATGGATTTAACTTCTATGATGTGTCTCACGGAATCGACAGCACGGTAACGATTCGGGAGCATCTTGAGACGCTCCAGCGGCTACAAACCAAGATTGATTTGAGCCGGGAGAATCTGTGTGGAAATTATCGGGTGGTACAGATCCAGTGGCACGATGATGTGCAGAACAGGTATCTGACCTATGATTTTCCTGTATCGTACGGAGAGAATGCAGCTCTTTTAGAGCAGTTAGTCTGTGCGGAAAAGCAGCGGTTGACCACTTCCCTGTTCAGCGAGATTCAGAAAATGAGCCAATACGGCGAAGTCAAAACCGTGGACAAAACCGAGAGGGGAGCAGGGGAGAGGGGAGAAAAAAAGCGTGAGTGAGATCAAGTTTTGCAAGGATTGCGGATGCGTCCTTGGGACACGGGAAACGCTGGGGCGGCAACGGTTTAACAGCCTGAAACGCTGTCCGGAATGCCAGTCCATACGCCGAAAATTGCAGAAGGCAGACTACCAGAGGGAATATCGAGGAGATGCCCGAACCGTCCGCCGAAAACAAAAAGAAGAAATCGTCAGGCTGTCGAGAATATCGGATCTGCAAGCGGAAATCATATCTCGACTGCGAGAAGAACTAAAAGATATGGAAAGGAAGAACCAAACATGAATGCATATGCACGATTGACGGCATTGGAAAATGCAATCAAATCCAGAATCCTGCTGTACAGTGAACAGCTGTTCGCTGACATGACAGAGGATTCCATGTTCCTGAACGAACTCTATTACCTGCTGGGGAAAAGAGAGGAACTTTTTCAGGAACTGGGATGCTCTTATAACCAGACGAAGGAGGAAGAGAAATGAAAAAGATTCTGAAGCTGAAAGCAGTCCTGTATGAAGACCATCAAATCAGCTGCCGTGCTGTGTTTGGCGGTGCGAATGCAGCGGAAACGGGTGCTGCATTGTGTACGCTTGTTTCCAATGTAGCAGAGCACATTTTTCCAGATGCGGAAGCACAGAAGCAATTCATTTATGATATTTCCCGTGCATTGCGAGAAGTGCAGGACGAGAGAGGAGATATTGAAGCATGACGAATGTGGTTGTAATCACAGGAAGGCTGTGTGCGGATCCAGAATCACGGCAGACACAGAGCGGCACGGCGGTTTGCCATTTTCGTCTGGCGGTTGGCAGAAATCGAAAGGTGGAAGGAAAACCGGAAGCAGACTTTATCAGCTGTGTATGCTGGGGCAAGACCGCAGAGTTTGCAGTTAAGTATTTACATAGGGGCGGTATGATTACCGCAGAGGGTCGGTTGCAGAATGCGGACTATACCGACAACAACGGCGTGAAGCACTATGCAATGGAAGTCAATGTGGATCAGCTGAACTTCTGCGGTGATGGAAAGCCGTCAGGGAATGCACAGCAAGCCGCACAGGGCGATGCAGGCAATTATCCGCAAAACTACCCACCGCAGCAGCCGAACGGCTACAACGCACCGCAGGGCGGATATTATGATGGATATTACGAGCAAGCACCGCCACCGCCGCAGAACTACGGGCGGCGGTAAGCGATGGCGAAAGAGAAACGCCCATACGGAACGCCACGAATTGAAATCCGGAACGGATACAAGTATGCGGAATGTGCGTGGTGCAAGCAGTGGTGGAATGTATCCTGGCAGTTTTCGGGCTGGTATTTATGCCCGAAATGCCGCCGGAAATGGGAAAGGAGCAGAAAAGATGATCAGATGCTTTTTGATACTTACTTTGGCTGTCATGATTAAGGTTGCTTTTGACATCCACAATCACAAGGTGGATGTTCGGACTGCCGAAGCAGGGGCAAAACTGGAACGGATTCCGAAAGGGGAAGACGTATGAAGCAGAAAAAAGAAGCGGAAGTGCTGAAGAACCGGCAACTGCTGAGTATGGCAATTGAACTGGCAGCACAGTCTGAGCGGTTGGTTCTGCTGAATGAGGTCGGATGCGTGGATGATGTCATTCAGGTTGCAGAGCAGCTGTGCGGAAAGCTGGGCAATCTGATTGCCTTTGCAAAGGATATACAGAGAGGAGCGAAACAGCATGACCTTGAAGGAATGCATGAAGAAAAAGAAACCGTACATGGTGCATGAAGAAGCAATTGGCGGTGTGGATGGCTGCCCAAGCAGTCAACCTTTTCTGCATTGTGAAAAGGGACTGTGTGAGAAGGACGACAAGGGACGGGGAAGCACATGGACAAGTCTTTGCACATACTGCTGGAATCAGCCGATGCCTGCTCCGGACGATATACCGAAGCAGTGCTGCCGCTGCAACATCAGCGGTGTGCCACTCATGAGATCAGCAAGCGGCGGTCTGTATTGTGCAGACTGTGCCGGATTTTTAAAATAACGAGAGAGGGAGAAATAATCATGAAAGACTATATCGAAACCCAGTACAAGAATCTGGACTTTACGATTCCGGATGATTACGTCAGCCGCCGGGAAGTGCATGCAATGCTGGACTACATCGGCGGAGCGGATGCAGATGAAGCATATTTTCAGGGATGGGATGCAGCGATTGATGAAGCGTGCAGCCTGCTGAATGATGTGGATTCTGCGATAGGATGGACATCGGTTGAAGAAGAACCGCCGGAGGAATCCGGAACGCTATTGGTGACACGCTACAACAAGCTGACCGGATTTCGGGAAGTGTGTGTTGCACAGTATTGGGCGGTTGACAAGCGGTTTGTGGTGATGCGAGCAGGCGATGTTGGAATTGACTTGCTGGATGATGTCGTGGCGTGGATGCCGTTTCCAAAAGCGTATGGAGGGAAAAGCGATGAGTGAGAGAAGAAATAAATGTGTATTCTGTGATCGTAAGCCCGTTTGAAAAGGACATACGAAATTGTAGCAGTTGATGATAAGAAAGCAGAAATAATGAAAAAACAATAAAGGATGGTCGAAAAAAATGATTTGCCCAGAATGCGGAACGGATTTTTGTGAGAAATCTGTCAATCAGATCTATTGTTCGCCAAAATGCGGCGAGCGTTATCGAAAAAAGCACCCAATGGAAGTACGTTTCCCATCCGTCGCATTTTACTGTGCTAAATGTGGTAAGGCGGTTGTTACGGATGGAAAGCGGGATAAGCGGACAAGATTCTGCTGCCAAGAATGCGAACGAAGATACTGGAGACATCCACCAACCGAACACAGTGCATTACGGACAATGCCAGAACGATTGACGGAATGGTATGAAAAGAAAGGATCGGATTGATGAAAAAGCAAATTGCAAAATGCATCAAAGAGATTTCGTCTGGTGCATATTCTCCACAAGTTGTATTTTTTGATTGGATGCAGTGCTTAGCGTTGTCGATCAGCAACACTTGCACACTGATTCACAACGACTTATGGAAAAAACGAGAAGAACAGTATTTGTCAACGATTCGCAAATACGATAAAGAAGCCCGTTACAAAATGTCTGACATGGTTGGAATGCTTACTGCTACATACGAAGATACAGGGCTGAGTGACGTCCTCGGAGAAGTCTATATGGAAAGTGTTGGCGGAAACAAAAACACAGGGCAGTTTTTTACACCATACCATGTTAGCTTAGCGTGTGCAGAGCTTGTTGTTCCAAAAAACATCAACGATGATCGGATACCGCTGCATGAGCCTTCATGCGGCAGCGGCGGAATGGTTGTCGCTACTGCACAGGTTTTGCAAAAAAGAGGGATCAACTATCAAAAAACTTTGGATGTGGTTTGTCAGGATTTGGACTGGTCAGCAGTCTATATGTGCTATGTGCAGCTGAGCTTGCTTGGAATAAAAGCAATCGTTGTACAGGGTGACACATTGGCAGAGTCATATAAAAAAGGCTATCCAAAAGAACGGGTGTTTTACACGCCTGCGAAAAGAGGACTTTTGATATAAAAGAGGACTTTTGATATAAATGAAAAGGAGAAATGAAAAATGGGAAAACTGGTCGAACATCTGATGCCCTGTGCAATTTGTGGGGCTGTGCCGAAAATCAATGATGTTTACGACATAGATCCGGAAAAAGCGGAACATTGTTACAAGCTGTTTTGCTCTGAAAATGGGGTACACAACAGCACCGGAGAATGGTTTGCAAACAAGTACAAGGCTTGTCAGGACTGGAACAGACGGCAGCAAGCTCTTGGAGAAACGATAGAAACACTTGGCAACAGGCTGAAACCTTGTCCGTTCTGCGGACGGAAAATGCAGTTTCATAACGATGTGCAGATAGGCAGGGACGGAAAGCGGAGAAATTATTTGTATTTCCTGCATGAAGATTACGACATAAATAAAGAGGAATCCTGCATTCTGGATGATATTTGTATGCCGTTTTCGATTGGAGCAGGCGATGCATGCCTTGAATCAGGCTGTATCGGCGAATATGCAACAAGATGGAACAAACGTGCTTACGATGAAAATCCAATGCATGAAATCAAACAGACGTTGCTTGGAACGATTCAGCCGCTGGAACGAACCGTGGAACTGCTCGAACAGCGAAACAAGGAACTGGAGCAGGAAAACGGGGAACAGAAGCAGATTATAAAGCGAACGAAACAGTGGAGAGTTAATAAGGACATCAAAAGCCCGTTTGCAAACATCTCCGGATTGTGTTGCGTTCATTGTGATCACAAAGATGAATACATCATCGAACTGGAAGAAGAAAACCAGAAGCTGAAACAGATGCTGAAAAAAGTAGCAGATGATGCAGAGGGGCTTTTTGAAGAGTGTGCGGAATATAGCCCGTATGAAGAATGTTTAGCAAACGAATACTGCCACTGCTGCAACAGTGATTGTGACGGGACACAATGCAAATGGCGGTATGAGGACGATGTGAAAAAGCTGCTGGGATTGGAGTGATAAAAATGTATGTGGAAATTCAGGAGAATTTGACCGAACGCACTGTAATCTTGGAATTTGGTGCAGATGCATACAGATTTTACCGAAACAGAATCGAAGAAAGAAAGCGGAATGGGAAAATCTATTACAATCCGCTGAAGACAATCTATATTTGGGCAGTACAGGATCGGAAATATCATCAAGGCTATTGGTCAACATGGTTTGGCTATAACAAAGGTAAAAAGCGTAAAAATCACGGGAGGAGTTAAAATGAAACCAATTTATTCTTGCAAAACCTGCAAACTGTGCAAGAAAAAAATACAGGTGAATCATGGTATTTTTCTTCACTTTGCAGCGGATTGTTTGCTTGATTTGAAAGGAAGCCTGCATATATGGAAGAACCACAGAGAACGTATCGTAGAAAAGAAGAAGTCCGTATTCAGGCTGCTTAGAACTATGTTCCTGTATGCTCTATTGCAGGCTGTAGACATCATAACGGGCATTCTGTGGATTGCATTAACAATAGTGATAGCTCCATTCGCTATACTAAGTGATCTGTTGAGGTGAAAAAGGAGAGCATAAAATAATGGCAAAACACAATCTCAGAGAACTTGACGAGGGGCAGCTTCAGACGATGTGGAATTTTTTAAAGCTGCAACGCAAAAACACCTGCACCAAAGATGATGTCAAGATACTAAAAGAGCATCTGGACATCATCCGGCAAGCAATGGTGCAAAAAACAGCTGGTCAGAGAGATACAGACCCAGATACATATGTTGATTTTGTCGACATCGGCACATATATCAACTTTGTTGTGATTGAGGCGTTGCAGTTGCGTATATATGGTGGCTTAGATGTGCTGGAAGAGGTGTTGCCGGATGAAGAACACAAGGATGATAAGACGTGAATGGTATGCCAGTCATGGAATTTGTGTAGAGTGCGGACAAAGAGAAGCAGAACCACACAAAAGGAAATGTTGGGAATGTAGCGAAAAGAAAGCTGAATACAACAGGAAATATAATGCAAACATGACACCGGAGCAGAAAGAAAAAAACAGCATCAGGCATAAAAAAATGTATGAAAGCAGAAAAGCCGCTGGAATTTGCGTCTATTGCGGAAAGAAACCAGCGGTATCTGGTAAAGTTGCATGCGTGATGTGTGCAAAACGGGATGCAAAAAGGCACATGGAAAAGAACCGGAAAATGGGGATGTTACCAAGGTGTCTGTTTGGCGATGGATACCACTGCGTAATCTGTGGCAAGGATATTGATAACGGCAAAAAGCAGTGTGATAAATGCTATCGTAACTCTGTGCATGCTTTGGAGATTGCGAGAGCAAACATTCAAGGAGGATGGAGAAGCCAGAACTTTGTGTTTGGCAAAACAGCGAAAGAAGCGAAAGAATCTGAATGAAAGAGAAAGGAAATGTTGAAATGAACGACATCGAAAAGAAGCTGGAAGCCCTGAAATCGGAATTTTTGGGGAAGCTGGAAGAACTGCGGAAGGAAGCAGAGGCACAAAAGGAACAGGAAGAGTTGAATCCGTGGAAGCCGGAGGTTGAAGAAGGATACTTTTATATCGGTAACACTCTTGGAATTGGAGAGTATTTTAATGGGGGTGATTATATAGATGATAAACTTATTACAGCAGGCAACTGTTTCCGCACAAAAGAACGTGCTGAACAAGTTGCAAAGAAAATGCGGTTGCTGTTACGGTTGGAGCAGCTGCATGATATTCTCTGTCCGGACTACGAGCCGGATTGGGGGAGCGGAGAAGCGACGTATTGCCTTTATTATGACCACAGTAGTAGCCGCTGGGCTGTTGATGGCTGGTATGATTGCAATTGCCGTGTTAATGGTGCTTATTTTGACACCCTCGAAAACGCCGAAAAAGTAGCGGAAATTCTGAACAAGGAACTGGAGAAATCGAAATGAAAAAGCTGATTGTTGAGATTGATGACAAGTATGCTGGCGTAGCATCAATGACATTCACGGGTACAGAACGCAAATGCTCGAAAACAGAAATAAACCTTACTGTTTCGGCGCTTACACTTGATAATGATATAACTGCAATCGCTATTGATGCGGACGGGAAGAAAACTGAGGTCGTGACTAAATCCGTAATCGATGATGATACACCGATTATACCACTCGAAAAATTGATGGAAGCAGTCAGACAGCTGGAAGACTTACGAGAGGAACGTGAAGAAATTTCTGAAGGACTTCTTGCTGGCTTAGAAGACAATGATTTTGCCCATGATGTTGCAGCAATTGACACGGCTCTTGCAGCAATAAAGCGGCTGATTGATATAGATACATTTGATGCAAAAGATGCAAGACCGTCCGCAAAATGGGAGTGTATGGATAATGTCTATAGACTTCATGCAGTGGAATGCAATTTGTCTGCTGCCAAATGCTCTAATTGCAACAGTGTTATTTGTGATATTTTTCACGTATCGGAAAGGCTATTATATTGCCCTGTGTGCGGTGCGAGAATGGAGGATGGAAAGTTTGAAAAATAATCTTCACTCTATGAATATGCCCATTATTTTAGCGAAAGCACTTTTTCATCCCTGATTGGTGCATTTCGCAGAAAGGCGGATTATGAACATGAACAAACTCAACGCCACGCAAATCCTGCCCATTGCCATGATCCTGCTGGATGTTGGTGCAGCAGCGGTTTGTTTGTGGCATAAAGACCACAGACGGGCGGTTTATTGGTTGGCTGCGGCGGTTTTAAATGTCACCGTTACGTTTTAATCACAGCGATAGAAACGAAAGAATCTGAAAGAAAGAGAAAGGAAGAAAATCCATGAAAGTCCAATCAAAATTGAAGCCATGCCCATTCTGCGGCAATAAGAACGTAAAGCAGGTGACAGCACCTTTGAGAGGTACACAAATGTTTATCTGTAACGTATGTGGTGCGGATGTTTGCTTTTTTGGAGCGGAATATGATGTGAAAGCAAGAATCGCATGGAATCGGAGAAGTGAAACGGAGGAATCAAAATGAACGACATCGAAAAGAAACTGGAAGCCCTGAAAGCGGAATTTTTGGGGAAACTGGAAGCGTTGCGAAAAGAAGCAGAGGCACAGAAGAAACAGGAAGAGCCGAAGCCGTGGAAGCCGGAGCGTGGAGAAAAATATTTTACAATTGAAAACAGTTTTTACGCTTTTCAGTACACTTATTGTGAGGACATCATCGACGAGCCTAAAATTCTATCCGGCAACTGTTTCCCCACGGAAGAGCGTGCCGAACAAGTTGCAAAGAAAATGCGGTTGCTGTTACGGTTGGAGCAGCTGCATGATATGCTCTGCCCGGATTATGTGCCAGACTACGAAGATGATGATGAAGTAAAGTCCCATGTTTATTTTGACCATTCTCTAGACAGATATGACATAAGTTACAGTACCAGACGGGAAAATCTGTGCATGGTGGCTTTTGACACCAAGAAAAACGCCCTAAAAGCAGCAGAAATTTTAAATAAGGAACTGGAGGAATCAGAATGAAAAAGAAAATCATTGCAATTGCTATAGCAGCAAGTTTTGTGCTTGCATCGTTTACAGGATGCAGAGAAGCCAACCGTGCAAGATACAATGTACAGAAAGAAGCCGACTATTTCAATGTGGAACGGCGGCTATCTGTTATCAACGCCAGAACAGATAAGCCAGTCTTAGAAGTGATTGGATATTTTTCCGTATCCAATAACAGCAATCATGAACTTGTTATCACGCTGGAAACTGGTCAGAACGAATACAAGGTGGATTATGTTTACCTGAATGAGTGGACAATCTACACGATTGAGGACATCAGCGGTGCACATGTTGACCCATATCATTATGAGATCAACTTTTTGCCGGAGATGATTCAGCCGATTACATTCACTTCGAGCGACTGAGAAGCCGAAAGAAAGAGAAAGGAAGTACCGAAGATGTACAAAGCAACACAAAAGGACCTTGCAGAAGCAGCTTATCGCTACTATGTAGACAAGGAAAGCATTGAAGATATTTCGAAATATTGGCATCGGTCATATAATTATACACGGCTGGCTGTCAAAAAATATCGGGGTGCGTTCCGGGATGCGATTATCATGCATTGGCTGGAGCAGGAAAAGAAGTTGCAGGCAGTTGCTGACGAATATTTCAATGGGACGATGACCACGGAACAAATTAAAGAAACTTTTCACGTGTCCGGTGACACTGTCCGGAAAGTCGCTCAGAAACAAAAACCACCTTTTACAGAGAAGCCGGAATTTACACCGGAAGAATTGGAAATGGAAAAGATGTTTCGCTTCGAATCGGAAGAAACGGAAAATCTGCTGGGAATCCGAAAGAAGAAGAAACGGAAGCCGATTTACGGAATCTACAACCGCACTTCCGGCAGATGGATACAAGGCTGCTTACAAGGGAAGATACAGACGATTTTGTTTACCTCTATTAAGGCATGCAAGCAGGAACGAACAGAACGCAATCTAAATCCGGAGGAATTTAAAGCGGCTCTGTACGGATGGAGGATGGAATGACAGAATATCAACATCAGAGAACCGTCATGGAATGGTCTTGCTATGCCAGCAATCGCATACGCTATCCGGGATTAGATTTGCTGTATCATATCCCGAATGAGATCAAATGCAATGCAGCACAAGGCAAACAGCGAAAAGATATTGGCGTAAAGTCTGGCGTACCGGATTTGTGTTTGCCGGTTGCACGTGGGCAGTATCACGGGTTGTACATAGAGATGAAAGCAGAACGGGGCAGAGTATCCGAAAATCAGAAGAAATGGCTGAAACGATTGATGGAGCAGGGTTATCTTACAAAGGTCTGCTATGGATTTGATGAAGCCATTCGATGCATTGAGGAGTATTACGATGAAAGATAAACAGGCAGAAACCAGTCAGGAAAACGTGTTTTTCTCCAGACTGGAAAAAGAAAAAATCAAATTAGCTGCTTTGGAAGATTACAAGCAAAAACATGAAGAAGAAGACCCTGAAGCAGAACAGATGTGCCAGAAGCAACGAAAAGTGGTCGAAGCATGCCGGACAGAAATTAAAACGGCGATACATCAGCTTAGAGATCCAGTTGCAGAAGCAATCCTGATTCGCAAGTATTTAAACATGGAGCAGGTTCAGGACATTGCAAATCATATGCATTATTCAGAACGTACAATCAGCTACAAGCTCCAAGAAGCCCTCCAAAAGTTTGCAGACAATTGCGGTGATTTGCAGTAAATTTCGTTGTTTTTCTTATAAATAAATGATACAATTATAATATGGATTTTGCCGATATAGGGAAATACCTGTATCGGCATTTTTGTTAATATTGACGATGGAGGGGAAAACATGAAGAATCCATGCAAAGCAGCCTATCAAATTGAACGGTCAGATGCTGATAAGCATGTGATGGAAGATGGATGAACCGAACGTAAAACCGCAATATAAATTAGTTGCAACTTATTACTGCGGAGAATGTGCCGGAAATGCGGAACAATCCGTAATTCGGGCAGGATATTCCAAAAAGTATGCAAGGGGCAATGCCACTAAATTAGTTGCACGTCCGGAAGTACAACAGTATATTGCATATCTGAATAGCTTGTGTGAAAATGATCCACGAAAGCATGTGGCGACCATTGCAGAGATTCAATCGTTCTGGACGGAAATTTTTCTGGATGAAAAGCAAGATATGCGTTTCCGGCTGAGAGCATCGGAATTACTTGCAAGAGCAAAAGGGATGTTTACGAATGAATGGTAGTTTCTATCAGTCGAAGCCTTGGGTGAAATTGATGGCAGTTCTCCGGATGGAACGGGTAAACGAAAAGGGAGATTTGCTGTGTGAATTTTGCGGAAAGCCGATTGTGCATAAGTATGATTGCATCGGACACCACAAAATCGAACTGACTGACCAAAACATAACAGATGCAATGATTGCATTGAATCCAGACAATGTCATGTTGGTGCATCATCATTGCCACAACAAGATTCACAACAAGCTGGGATATTACACACGGCAAGTCTATCTGGTGTATGGCTGTCCACTGTCTGGTAAGACAACACTGGTACAGCAGAGTATGTCAGCTGGCGATTTGGTTGTGGATATGGATAACATCTGGCAATGCATCAGCATGCAGGAACGATATGTCAAACCACCAAGACTGAACGCTGTTGCATTTGGTGTGCGTGATTTGCTGATTGATATGATTCGCACACGGAGAGGGAAATGGCAGAACGCCTATCTGATCGGCGGCTATCCATTGAGCAGTGAACGGGAACGATTGCAGAAGAGTTTGAACGCTCGTGAAATCTTTGTGGATACCAGCAAGGAAGAATGCTTAGACCGTTTGCGGAATCTTTCCGACAACAGAGACAAGGAAATGTGGGAAAAATTTATTTTGGATTGGTGGGAAAAATTTTTGCCCACCCCCCACATCGAAAAAAGAGCGAGTGAGGGCTAACTGATGATAGGGGTGCAGCCGTCTCGCAGAAACTTGAAAAATGAGATTTTTGGATTTGAAATTCTGGAAGATGGTGGAAAGAAATGAATCGAAGAGAAGAATTGCTGAAAATCGTGAATGAATCGAACAGCATTGCAATTTTGCCCTTGATTGACCGCATGATTTTTCTGGAAACAAAGCTGGAAGAACTAGAAAAGCTGCCGATGATTCGGATCAATGCAGAAAATCCGTCTCAGCAGAAGGCAACACCGGCAGCAAAACAGTATCGGGAATTTTTGCAGCAGTACACCAATGTTGTGAAGATTGTCGCCCGTATTTCCGATGACAACGGAGATCAGCAGGAAAGTCCGTTGCGAGCGTGGGCAAGAGAAAGAGGGATGGACTGTGCATGTTAATCAAGGAAAAGAAAATCTGGACACCGGATAATTCTTTTTTGCTGGAATACCATGCACGGATTGCATGTGGTGAAATCCTTGTCGGGCAGGAATTGTGGCAGGAGTTAGAAAACTTAAAAGCCGATTTTCTGAACGATGCCTTTTATTATGATACCAAAGATGCACGAATCCGGATCAATTTCATGGAAAAGTGCGTCCGGCTGACAAAATCACCGTATTATAATCAGCCGATGGTGCTGATGCTCTGGCAAAAAGCTTTTATCGAAGCAATTTACAGCTTCAAAATGAGCGAAACCACATTTGACCGGTTCAAAAAAATCATTTTACTGATTGCCAGAAAGAATACAAAGTCGGAAACCTGTTCCGCTTTGGGCTTGTCTGAATTGATTGTTGGAAATAACGGTGCAGATATTGTGTGCAGTTCCAACGATGACAATCAAGCAAGCATTACTTACGATGCAATTGACACCATGCGGCGGTTGATTGATCCGGACGATTTGGACACAAAGCGAAATCAGCGATTTATCCTCAATAAAGTGAATGGGTCGAAGATTTTTAAGCTGTCCGACCGGACAAAAAACAAAGAAGGGCGTAATATTGATTTCGCAATCATAGACGAAACCCATGAAATGAAAGAAAACATCATCGGGAAATCTATTGAACAGTCGCAAAGCTTGAAAGAAAACCCGAAATTTATTAATATCACGACCGAAGGCTTTGTGGTTGGCGGCTATTTAGACGATGAACTGAAAAAAGCACGGGCTGTAATCAGTGGAGAAGATGACACGCTTGCAGGGCAGCGACTTTTGCCGTGGCTTTATACACAGGATTCTGAAAACGAAGTGTGGCAGGATGAACGCACTTGGGTGAAAAGCAATCCAACGCTGGGAATCGTGAAAAAATGGGATTACCTGCGAGAACAGGTAGATCTTGCACGGTCATCCAAAGCAGATCGTATTTTTGTACTACCGAAAGACTTTAACATCAAGCAAAATGCAGTAGAATCGTGGCTGAATCTGGAAGACTATGATTATGGTGCGGTTTATGATTTGGAAGAATTTCGTGGCTGCATTTGTTTGGGTGCAGTGGACTTGTCGGAAACAACCGACCTGACCTGTGCAAAGATTTTGATGATGAAGCCGGACGACAAGACCAAATACATTCACACCATGTATTTTATTCCACAGTCAAAATTGGAAGATTCGGACGACTGGATTGCTGGTGCAAGGTATAAAGATTGGGCAAAATCCGGACTGCTTACGATTACAGACGGAACAGACATTGATTTGTCTGTGGTTGCAGATTGGTTTTACAAGCTGTACACGGATTATGACATCCGCCTGTGGCGATGTGGATATGACCAGCGATTTAGCCGTGACTGGATGAATCGTATGGATTATTATGGCTGGACGAAACAAAACGAAGATTTGGTGCTGATTTTGCAGAACGCTTACACATTATCCAATGCACTGAAATATTGTGAAGCAGACCTGAAACATCAGCTGATTAACTATAATAACAATGAAATTGATAAATGGTGCTTGAAAAACGCTGGTATAAAAACCGTTGATAATTTTGCTCTGTGCGTAAAAACAGAACGTGCGAAGCGAATTGACGGGGCTGTTACGATGATTATTTTGTATGAGATGTACAGAAGATACCGCACAGACTTTACACAGCTGATTCGGCAATCCAGATAGGGGGTGATCGCTTGGGCTGGTTACGTGATCAGTTCGATAAATTGATCCATGGAAGCAAGAATAAAAAGTATGCAGACATCCTGAACGGATTCACACCGATTTATTCGCAGTTTGGGCAGAACATCTATGCGAGCGATGTTGTACAGCAGGCAATCAATTGCATTGTTTCGGAGTGCAAAAAACTGATTCCGATGCACGTGAAAAAGGATGGCTCTGATTCTATTCCGATTCAGAGTGGACTGCAAACGCTGCTGAATGCCCCGAATGAACTGATGACAACAGCGGATTTCATTGAAAAAGTGATTTGGCAGTTGTATTTGAACTATAATGCATTTATTATTCCGACTTATTACACCAGACAGGATGCAAATGGCAGTGTGACAAAGGTTTATACGGGATTATATCCGATTGCACCGCAGAATGTTGTGTTTTTGCAGGATACAGCCGGAAAACTGTTTGTGAAATTCACGTTTGCAAACAATTATGAAACAACGCTGAACTATGCAGACATCATTCACATCCGGAAAAATTACAGTGTGAGTGAATATATGGGTGGGAATGAATGTGGGCAGCCAGATAATCAAGCCTTGCTGGACACATTGGATCTGAACTATAAATTACTGCATAATTTGTCAGTTGCGATGTCTTCCAGCTGTGCGGTCAATGGGGTCGTTAAGTACAATACCATAATGGATGACGGCAAGACAGAAGCAGCAATGAAAGAACTGGAAGAAAAACTCGCAAAATCGCAGAGTGGATTCTTAGCATTGGACAACAAGTCGGAATTTGTTCCAATCACCCGAACTGTAAAATTTGTGGATGCAGATACGCTCAAATTTATTGATGAAAAGATACTGCGATACTTTGGTGTTCCGCTGTGTATTTTGACAGGGGACTATACAAAGGAACAATACGAAGCATTCTTCCAGAAAACCATTGAACCGATTGTCATATCGCTGTCGCAGAACTTTACAAAGGTTCTTTTGACTGCACGAGAACAGTCATTTGGAAATGAAATTACATTCTACACGAAAAATCTGGTCTTTATGACAACGGATCAGACTTTGGAAATGATACGCTTGTTGGGAGATTGCGGTAGTTTGTACGAAAACGAAAAACGGGCAGCATTTGGAATGCGTCCGTTGAAAGAATTGTCCGGTGTGCGGATGATGTCATTAAATTACATCAATGTAAATGATGCAAAGCAATATCAAACACAAGCGAGAGCCATAGCAATGAAAAATAATGGCTGCTGTGTGCAACCAACAAATATCCAAAATTGTAAGGAAGGTGGAAGCACGGATGAAGGAACTTAATTATGCATCTTGCTGGAAGTTGCTGGGATTGTCCTCTGATGTTGCAACACTCAAGACAGATTACGATGAAGGCACAATGTTTCTTGCAGCAGATACCGGCGATGTCTATATTTTGTACCAGTCAAAATGGTACAAGCTGTAAAGGTGGTGTTTGCAGATGGATCTGTTACTTTATGCGATTTTAAACAAAAAAATTAAGCAAAGTGGTGGCGGTGGCGGTTCGGCTGTTTCTGTCCAAAATTGCACGATTAACGATGATGGAGATTTGATTGTTACATTATCAGATGGGTCAATCATCAACGCTGGACGTGCAAAGGGTGACAAGGGAGATACCGGAGAACCGGGAGCAGCTGGAGCGGCTGGAACACCGGGTGCAAATGGTGCAGACGGTGTACCCGGAAAAGATGGCGAACCGGGAACAGATGGTATTTCTCCAACGATTGAAATCTATGAAAACACCCCGACCGTATATCGGCTGAAAGTCAATAATGCGGATGGGTCATCTATCATTACGCCAAATTTGATTGGCACAGGGTCAACCACGACCCGTTATTATGTGTTTGATAACGCAATGTATACAAACTATACAGGTACGATTTACACGCTGACAACAACGGGGCTGAAATCTTTGCAGGAATATATCACAGCGGAAAGTGCATTTTGCAATGCAGATTCCAATCATTCCTTGTATTATAATAATACGGATTTCGGATGGAATCAGCAAGTGACGACTTTTAGCACCACGCCACTGACCATCAGCCCGACACAGTTGCTGTTATATGGGTACATTTCAAGCTCGATGAAAGACGGGGAATTTTTCAAGTTCATTCCTGCTGGTCTGGTTACCGGTGCGACAGATGCAGAAAAGGCGACATCAATTCAAAGCCTGCTGGCAGCGGACAACGAAAACATTGTCAAAGTCGATTTTGAGTATGTGTATGCAACAGCTGGCGTAACAGAAGCCGTTGATATTTCGAGCGTTCCGGCAGGCGAATATTATTTGGCATGGTCGGGAACAAGCGACAATAGTTCTCCAAAAATCAATGATATTACAATTATGTAAGGAGGTGCAATGCAATGCCTGAATTTTGCAAAAGAAATTTTATGTTTGACATTCGAGCAGATACAGACAGCGATGGCGGTTCTTATCTGGTTGGAAGACCGATTGTTTTTGAAACGAAAACTGATTTGGGATTTTACGATGAAATCATTCGGCGAGGTGCGTTGGATGATGCAGATTTATCTGATGTGCGGTTTTTGGTCAATCACAATACGGGCATGATTCCATTGGCACGGGCAAAAGCCGGAAACAAAAAATCTACGATGCAGCTCCAGCGTGACAAGGATGGGTTAGCTATACAAGTACAGTTGGACGTGGAAAACAATCCGGATGCAAAGGCGTTATATTCTGCTGTGCAGCGTGGCGATATTTCCGGCATGTCCTTTATGTTTACGATTACTGGAGATGAATGGGAAGGATTAGATACCGACCATCCGACCCGATACATCAATAGCATTGGGCAGGTTGCAGAGGTTTCTGCTGTGACATTTCCAGCATATGAAAGCACTGAAATTTCTGCCCGTGACAAGCGAGCAGTTGAAGATGCCAGAAAATCACGTTCCAAAGGCAGCGAAGATGTAGAACTGGAAAAGCTGAAACTGAAATATTTACTGGAGGTATGAGCATATGACAAAATTTCTGAAAAATCTGATTGAAAAAAGAAAGAAAGAAATCGAGGCACTCAAGGCAAAACTTGAAACTTCCAAAGATGCACAGGAAGTAAGAGACCTTGGGAAGACCCTGTTGGCATTGAAAGAAGAATTACAGGATGCAGAAGAACAGCTGAAAGAAGCAGAGAAGGACGATAATCAGGATGATTCTGGAAGTGATTCTGCTGGCAAAACAGACGATGATGCAACCGGACAGCGGTCTGCATTTAATCCGATGCAGGCAAGAAATCTTGCATCGTTTGCAATGAATCCGCAGGGAGAACAAAGAACCGGAAATGCACTGGATTCCATGGAATATCGGAAAGCATTTATGCAGTATGTGCAGACCGGCGAATGGAACTACCAGAAGCGACAGGATGAAACCTTGATTACGTCTGATGTCGGCAAGGTGATTCCGAACACCATCATGAACGAGTTTATCAAGGAACTGAAAGTTTATGGGAACTTGTATAACCGTGTCCGGAAGCTGAATGTTAAGGGCGGCGTAGAATTTCCGATTGAAGAACTGGTTCCGACGGTTTCTTGGATTACGGAAACGACTGTTTCTGATACACAGGCAGTTCCGAAAATCAAGACCAGCGTATCTTTCGGCTATCACATTGTGGAAGCACGTCTTTCTCAGTCCTTGCTTTCTCAGGTGGTTACACTGGATACGCTGGAAACGGAAATGGCACGGCTGTTGTCTGAAGCGTTTGCACGGGAATTTGACCGTGTCATCTTGTCCGGCACTGGCAGCGGTCAGCCAATGGGCATTCTCAATGATACACGGGTAAAGGCAGAAAACAAGATCACCTTTACTGCGGCAGAACTTGCAGACTGGACAAAGTGGAGAACAAAGCTGTTTGCAAAAGTGCCGTTGGCTTATCGTGGGGAAGGCGTTCTGGTAATGACTGCTGCAACATTTGAATCTCAGATCATGACGTTGAAGGATGCGAACGACAGACCGCTTTACATGGAAACATATGATCCGGTCAATGGTACAGTATCCGGCAAGTTTGCAGGACGGGAAGTCATTCTCGTAGAACCAGACATCATGAAAGACTTTGATGCAGCAGCGGACGGGGATGCATTCGCAATTTACTTCCGCCCGAATGATTATGCAATCAACACCAATTTGCAGCTGGCATTCAAGCGGTGGTTTAGCGATGAAAAGAATGTATGGTACAATAAGGGACTTTGCATTATGGACGGCAAGCTGCTGGATGTCAATTCTGTATTCGTGCTGAAGAAGTCTGCAAAGTAAGGGGGGAATCACATGACAGCCGAAGAACTGTTGGAAAAAGTGAAAATCGGTCTGAATGTCACTGGAACGTATCAGGATGAAACGCTGAAAACCTATATCAACGATGTAAAAGCGTTTTTGCTGGATGCTGGCGTTTCGGATGCGGTCGTAAACAGTCCGGAGGCTGTCGGTGTGATTATCCGTGGCGTTTCTGACCTATGGAATTATGGGATGGGTACAGCGGAATTGTCACAGTATTTTGTTCAGCGTGCAATCCAGCTGATTTATAAGAAGGGAGATGCATAATTGTCCAATTATCGACCGAATGAGCCGTTTGTCGTTCCGCTATGGCTTCTGATTCCGCAGACAAAACTGATAAAGGGCATAACCAAAAAAGTTTATCCGGAAACAGGGACACTGTTTTATGCATCTTTTAAAACATTCGGTGGAACAGAACGCACGAATAATGATGTGATCACCATTGAAGATACAGCAGTCATCGAAACTTGGTATCGACCTGATATCAAAGCAGACTGCCGGATTCAGAATGCGGACGGAAAAACCTATGAAGTCATTGGAACACCGGAAAACATCAATATGAGGAATCAGATCTTGAAATTCAAAATCAGGGCTGTTTCCGGAGGTGCGTAATGGGGAAAAAGAATCGAATTGGCTTACAGTTTTCCGGATGGCAAGAACTCATGCAGAGCATTGACCGGGCAGCAGGGGAAGAAGGCTTGAAAAAAGCAACAGAAGCCGCCCTGAAAGCATCCAAAGAATACGTCAATGAGCAAGTCACTGCGATTATGAAGAAAGCCAACATGCCAGCAAAGGGAAAGTTCTGGACAGGGGACACGAAAGCAACACTGGACAAGAACTTTACGGTTGCGTGGGAAGGCTTTACTGGCGAAATTAAAATCGGGTTTGACCTGTCGGAAAGTTTGGTATCTAATTTCCTGATGTATGGAACACCTCGACACGAACCGCCAATGGCAGCCGTTCCGGGGCTGTATGATGCTGTTTATGGCAGGAAAACGCAAATTGCAATTACCTATTTGCAAAGAGAAGCCATTGAAAAATGGATTGAACGGAATATGGGGTGACCAATGGAAGACCGTTTGATTGCACTATTATCAGAATTTGGGTATCCGGTTCGGCGGCAGGGAAGTTTGCTGGAAGATGAACCGTATCCAGATGCTTTTTTCACGTTCTGGCAGGTTTCTGGCGATTTGAATCGTGCTTATGACAATCAGGAATATGCGACATTATACACCTATGATGTCAATTTTTATGCCGTTGAACCGGAAAAATGCTATGACGTTTTGCGGCGAGCAATTGAAAAGTTAAAAAAGAATGGATTTGAAGCATGGGGCGATGCTTACGATGCGGTTAGCGACTTGGATACCCACATCGGGCGTGGAATATCTGTGCAGATTCTCAAAATCCGTGAAAACAATGAGGAGGATTAAGCGATGGCAGACAGCATTTTTGAATTTCGTGGTGTGCAGGATTTGTATTATGCACAGGTTTTGGAAGACAGTGAGGAAAAATTCACCACTACAACACCAAAACGGCTGGCGTATGTTGCAACGATTGCAAAAGAAGTGGAGACTTCCAGCGAAACGCACTTCTACGACAACAAGGGCATGATTGTAATCGCTGCAAAGGGTGCGGAAACATTTACACTTACAGTTGCACCGTTGCAGTTGGCATTGCTGGCGGACATTACTGGACAGGCATTTGATGCAACAAAGGGCATGCTGATTGAAGGAGAAACCAGACCGAAACAGTTTTGCATTGGTTACAAAACAAAGGGAACAGATGGCTTCTGGCGGTTTGTATGGAAATACAAGGGCGTATTTGCAATCCCGTCTGAAGAAGTCAACACCGAATCTGACAGCATTGATACAACCAATACAGAATTGACCTATACAGCAATCAGCACCATTCATAAATTTGCGTATCGAGACGACACAACCGTTGTAGCAGAGGGCACACAGACCACCCAACGATTGGAATCTATCACCGGCATTGTGGTTGATGAACGCTATGCACGGGCTGATAATTTGGACGAATGGTTCACAAAGGTTATGACACCGGATGATGTAGCAGCGAAGACAGCGTAAACTTTACATAGATTGATATTTTATTTAGGCACTGCACGACCACATTGTGTGGTGCCTATTTTTAAACGGAGGAAATGATAATGGACATGAAACTGAGAATTTATGATAAGACCGGAAAAACATTGGAAAAGACTTACACAGCGACACAGTTTGACCTGATGTGGGGTACAATGGAAGACCTTGTGCAATGTGTAGATCTGGACAAGGTGGATGATAAAGCGGCAGTCGGTGGAATGATTCTGAAATTGCTGCCGCAGCTGAAACCATTGCTGATGCAGATTTTTGAAGGTGTTACAGAAGAAGAGATTCGCCGGACAAAAGTCAGCGAATTGGTACCGATTTTTATTCAGGCAATCAAGTATTGCTTTTCTGAAATTAAGACATTGGACAACGGAAAAAATCAGGGAAACTGATGATGGGCGGCGGAAAGCTGTCCTTATATGATACATTTTTTGATATTACTGTGAGTTTATGCGACCGATTCAGCGGTTTAGATCCGATTAAAGTGCGGAAATATCCTGCTCATGAAGTAATTTTACTGATGAAGCGTACTGTGAAGCATAGCAAGCAAAAGAAAAAGCCTGCTCGCATGATGCGACCGGCAAGGGACAATTGGTTTTAATGGTGGTGATAAAAAATGGCAAAATCGAAAGAAACAACAACGAAATTTAAAGTTGATATTTCAGAACTGAAAAACAATTTGCAGGAAGCAAACCGACAAATTGCTCTTGCAAACTCAGAGTTCAAAGTAGCGACTGCTGGAATGGACAAGTGGAGCGATTCTGCTGATGGACTAACTGCAAAAATCACACAATTAAAGACCGTAAATAAGAGTTATTCCACAATTCTGTCGGAATATGAAAAGAAACTTGCTGAGATTGTGCAAAGTGAGGGTGAAAATTCTGAAGCTGCACAGAATATGCAGATTAAAATTAATAGCTTGAAAGCTGCTATTAAGGGGAATGAAGCAGCAATATCCAAATATAATACCACGCTGGATGAAACGGGAGATTCTGCTAAAAAAGCCGAAAAATCTTTGGACGATGCGAACAAAGAAATCAAAGATACCGGCGATGAAGCAGAAAAATCCGGTGGCAAGTTAAAAGAATTTCTTGGATCTCTTGGAAAAGCGGCTCTGACTGGACTGGGAACGGCTCTGACAGGGTTGGGAGCAGGCTTAGTTGCAGCAACAGAGGGCAGCAAGGAATTTAATGATAACATGGCAAAGTTAAATTCTGCTGCGGAATCTGCCGGAATCAGCAGCGAAAAAGCCGGAAAAATGTTCGAGGACATGTATGGTGTTTTGGGCGATGAAACCGCTGCAAATACCACTGTATCAAACTTCATGGCGATGGGGACAAGCACAGAGAATCTGAATAGCCTGCTCAATAGTTCGGCTGGTATCTGGGCAAAATATGGCGATTCAATTCCGCTTGATGGCTTGGCGGAATCTGTCAACGAAACCGCAAAGGTTGGACAGGTTACAGGTAATTTGGCGGATGCTTTGAACTGGGCAGGCGAAAACGAAGATGATTTTAATGCCAAATTGGCAGCCTGTGGTGATGAACAGCAGCGGCAGCAGCTAATTGTTGATACTCTGGATGGGTTATATGGCGACCTTGGGGAGCAGTACAAGAAAAACAACAAGGCTGTTATGGACTTGAACGCTGCTCAACTTGGCATGAAAAATTCCATTGCCCAAATTGGCACAGCATTCACACCGGTTCTTGCTATGTTCACCACATTTGCATCTGGGGTGCTTGCTAAAATTGTGCCGGATGTTCAGAATCTTGCCAGTGCATTTATGGATTTGACCAATGGTGTAGACGGAGCAGGCGAAAAGATTGGATCGTCTGTCGGAAATATCCTGACAACCTTAACAACAACCATTACCAGTGTTTTACCGACCGTTGCAAATATCGGCGTGGAGATTATTCAGAGCATTCTTAACGGTATCACAGAGCATTCTGGGGAACTCTTAGCTGCTGCCGGAGAAATTGTCATGACGCTTGCAGATGGAATTGTAACCGTTGCACCGCAATTGCTGACAAGGCTTACAACCATTATTTCACAGCTTGCACAGGAAATCATTACACTTGCGCCGCAGCTTTTAAGTGCTGCGATGCAGCTATTTCAAGGGCTTGTTACTGCACTCAAATTAGACCTTGGAACAACCATGACCGAACTTATATCGTCTCTTATTGAAATGCTGGTAAATGCAACGCCACAAATTTTAAGTGGAATTACCACGCTTTTTGATACAATCGTGCAAGCGTTGCCGGGCTTACTGGATCAGTTACTATCTTTGATCCCTCTTTTGGTGGATGGGCTGACCGCAGCAACACCGCAAATTTTAGAAGCAGCTAAAACCATGCTGAACGGTTTGATTGCTGCATTGCCGGAAATTGTTCAGGGGCTGACTGCTGCATTACCGGATGTTATTCGCTCAATTGTGGATTTTGTTGCACAATGCTATCCACAGCTTTTAAATGCTGCAACCGAACTTTTGAATGCGTTGGTGGATGCTCTGCCGGACATCATTCAGAGCCTTGTTGATGCATTACCGGACATTATTGCTGCAATTACAGAATTCCTAACCAATGCAACCCCAAAGATTCTTTCTGCCGGAGTAAAGCTTTTTATGGCGATTGTAAAAGCAATTCCAAAAGTTCTGGCAGCTTTGGTTGCTGCAATTCCGAAAATTTTAGATGCAATTGTAGAGGGATTGACACCGCTTGCAGAGAAAATCGGCGAGAAATTATCAGAGGTCTGGACAAGTATCAAGCAATGGTTTTCTGATTTAGGGACGAATGCGAAAACGTCCATGCAAGAATTTATACAAGCTATTGTTGATTCTCTGAAACAGCTGCCGGGGAAAATCATTGAATGGGCAGCTGAAATGAAATTGACCTTTGACCAGAAGGTACAAGAAATCATTGACGGGATTGTACAATTTTTCAGCGATTTGCCATATAAGATTGGTTATGCAATCGGTGCAACAATCGGAACAATTTTGACATGGGCAGAGAATATCAAAACCTTTGTAACAGAAAAAATTCCGGAAATCATTGACTCCATTGTGCAGTTTTTCTCAGAACTGCCGGGAAGAATCTGGGAATGGCTGACAAATGTAATCAGCAATGTTATAACGTGGGCAGCTGAAATGCAAGTGAAATCCAGCGAAGCAGCGAGTAGTTTTTTTGATAACATCGCCACGAAAATACAGGAACTTCCGGGCGAATTCTGGAACTGGCTGACAGACATCATTGGAAAAGTCACAACATTTGCAAGTGATCTTGGTAGCAAGGCGAGCGAAGCCGCACAGAATTTATGGGATAACATTGTAGATGGCATTAGCGGCTTGCCAGATAAAATCTATAGCATTGGTTCTGATATTGTGGAAGGCTTATGGAATGGGATCAATGACATGGCAGGCTGGATTTGGGATAAAATTCAGGGATTTGGTCAGGGCGTTTTAGATGGGCTGAGAAGTTTCTTTGACATCAATTCCCCGTCTAAAGTCATGGCGGATCAGATTGGTAAATTCTTGCCGATGGGCATGGCAGAGGGTATCGAAGATGAAACAAAGACCGCTGTGAATGCAATGCAGAAATCCGCACAGAAAACGCTACAGGCTGCGAAATCTGCGATTGCAAACGTTTCCAGTGATTTGAATATTGGAGCAGGCACATCCAAAGCGGCTGGAACAACGCAAGTTGTCAACAATTATAACTTTAATCAGACAAACAACAGCCCAAAGGCACTATCTCGGTATGATATTTACAGGCAGTCCAAAAATCTGCTGAATGCAAAGGGGTGATTTTTTTGTATTTCGTCAAAACAAAAACGATTGATTTTACAAATAACGCTAATTTTTGCATTTATAAAATAGATGGATTAGCCCCACCCGGAGCAACGCTGAATTTTAGCACAATTGCCAACGTAGACGGAGAGGTTTATAACTCCGGCAGAATCAACAAGCGAAATATTGTGCTATATATCAAGATGTTTCCAGACGTGGAGCAAAACCGGAATGCTTTATACGAACATTTCCCACTGGGAAAAGTCGTCCGGATCTATTTCCGGAATGGGTTGCATGATGTCTACATTGATGGATACGTAGAAACATTTGAATGTGACTTATTCAGCAATAATGAAACTGCACAGGTATCCATTATTTGCAATAACCCGTATTTTAGAAGTGCAAAGAAAGAAACATTGGTTCTATCAGTATCAGAAGCCCGTTTTGAATTTCCATTTTCCATCAATATTGGTGAACCAATTCCCGTTTCTGAACGAAATTACAGCACATCTGGTATTATCAATGCCGGACTGGTGTCAACGGGAATGGTGGTTGAATTTAAGGCAATTGGAAAAATCACATCCAGACCATGGCTAACCAATTTGACATCCAATCAAACCATGAAGCTGACAGGCACAGAAACAACGCTGAATCAAGGCGAAAAAATTACAGTAAACACCAACAAACATCATTTATCGATTGTAAAGACATTTACGGATAAAACAACCAAAAATATTTTAAACACGATGGATGAAAGTTTTGAGTGGGTGCAGCTGCTGCCTGGAAAGAATCGTCTTACCTATGGGGCAGACGAAAAGCCGGAAAATCTGCTTGTTACTATCACAGTTGACAAGTTATTACTGGGGGTATGATGGCTTGGAATTGTACATATTGAATCAAACTTTTCAAAGAGTTGCTGTAATTGATCAATATAGTTCCCTGATTTGGACACGGCGTTACTGGGATGTTGGGGATTTTGAGCTATACGTTCCAGCTGATCCAGATTTACTACAGTACTTGCAGATTGGATTTTACGTTTTTCGGGAAGATTGTGAAAGCACGATGATGATTGAACACATTGAAATCAAGACCGATGCAGAAAACGGGAACTATTTTATCATTTCCGGACGTGGCGTTGAAAATATCTTATCTTACAGGGTCGTTGCAAATGCCGGTTCTTTCTCTGCAAGTTCTCCATCAGCATTGTGCTGCTGGCTGATCAGCTTGGAAGCAAAAGGTGTGAATGCAAAATATGCCGATCGGGAAATCAATATTATAAAAGATTTGTATGGTGTGAAAATTGATAATGAAGAGGGATATTTTTATTGGAACATCTATCAATATCAGAATCTTCTTGATGCAATTTTCAGTATCTGTAAGCAGTATGGTTTTAGCTTTAGATTTGTTTTTACAGATAAAAAGGATGGATTCAATTTTACGTGTTACAAAGGCGTTGATCGGACATTCGACCAAAAAGAAAATACCCCTGTTATTTTTTCACCGAAATACTACAACTTAATCAATAGTCAATATGTTTTGGACGATGAGAATAATAAAACGATGGCTTTTATTGCCGGAGAAGGGGAAGGTGCTGACCGATCAGTTATTTGGACGCACAAGACGTGGAACTCTGCCGATGAACACAATGTTCCGAAGCAATTAGACCGCCGGGAAATTTTTGTGGATGCTCGTGACCTAAGAATGAAAAAAGATGATGGTACATATTACACTGCTGCTGAATATGGGATACTTTTAAGACAGCGTGGAAAAGAAAAGCTGTTTGAAACTGGCATCATTGAGGGACTGTCCGGAGAAGTGGACACAACACTGCAATTTATATACCGCCGGGATTGGAATTTAGGCGACCTTGTAAGCATTGAAAATGAATACGGCATGAAAGCAAATGCACGAGTTTTGGAAGTAATTGAAGCGGATGACGAAAACGGTTACAGAGTAACACCAACATTTTCAGACTGGGAGATGAAATCATGATAAAAAGTGGATTTTATGACAGTATCAATCATGACCGCCTGTATGGGGCAGATGATTTTTCAGATTATTTCGAAGGATTGATTTCTGACGGGATTTATGCAGGCATTGGAAAAGAATTTAGAGTTTTTGCTGATGGGTCTACGATGGGCGTTCAGGTTGACACTGGCAGAGCAAAAATCTTAAACAAATATGTAAGAAATACAGATGTTCTGGACATTGAAATTGATACAGCAGACAGCGAGAACCCCCGATGGGATGCGGTTTGTGTATCGGTCAATCTGGATGAAGCATACAGAAACGGCTATATTGATGTACATAAGGGTACTCCGGCAGCTGATCCGCAAAAGCCGGATGTTCCGGACACCAACGCAGCAAAGTTGTTTGTGCTTGCCTATGTCTATGTACCTGCACAGGCAACCGTTATCAATGCCGAAAACGTAAACGATAATCGTGGAGCTGCGAATTGTCCGTATGTAGTCGGCATCACAGGAACGGAAAATATTGTGAATGTCGTGCAGGAAGCTGCAACAAATGCACAAAGTCAAATTACTGCAACAGTGGCGGATGCACAGACACAAATTTCCGGATTTGTTACAGATGCACAGGCAAAAACAAATAAATTTGTAGCAGATGCACAAAGTCAGATTGATACTGCTCTAAGTACACAGCAGACACAGTTTGACAAGTTTTTGACTGATTCTAAAACAGAATTACAAACTTTAGAGGTTGACTTTAATGCTTGGTGGAATGACAAGAAACAAAACAAAATCAAATTGTTAGAGGATACAACACAATATACTATTACAAACGGAAACGGTGACGTTCCTGTATCAAAAGACAGATACTCATTAGACGACGAAATCGCTGGGAAAGCAGTTGCAAACGTGTATAAAAACGGATTATATTTGACTCGTAACGTAGATTATACTATGCGATATACGGATATTTCTACTTATTTTGTGCTAACAACCGTAAATGATGGTGACAAAATCACAATTCAGATTCTGAAAATTTCATCATAAGTGGGAGTGAATTTTTTGAGCAGTATTATTACAATTCTTTTATCTGTAATCAGTGCGTCTGGAATTCTTGGAATTGGGACAAGAGCAATTTTAGCCCGAATGAAAGAACAGGAAATGCGACAAAAGGCACTGGAATTTGGCGTACAAGCCTTGCTCCGTGACCGGATGTTACACTGCTATAACAAGTACATTGATGCAGGGTTTGCACCGATTTATGCAAAAGAAAATTATGAAAACATGTATCAGCAGTATCATGAATTGGGCGGCAATGGTGTGATGACACACTTGCACGAAGAATTTATGGCACTGCCGACTGAAGAGAAAGGAGCATAACATGAGAAACTGGAAACTTTGGGCAAAGGCTGCGGCAGTCAGAGCCGTGAAAACCATGGCACAGACCGCCGTGGCAACCATCGGCGTAGCTGCTGTGATGCAAGATGTGAACTGGATCGCCGTGGGCAGTGCGGCTCTGCTGGCTGGGGTGTTGTCTGTTTTGACATCCGTGGCAGGGCTGCCAGAGGTTGAACGATGAATAGAAGAAAGCTAATAAAATATGATGATATTTTGTCAGGGAAAGGGTTGAAGGAATTGATTTCTGAAACGCCTCCACCAATGCCAAATTGCATTCCTCCTTGTCCAGATAAATATGAAACAATCACAGTTACGATGAAAGATGGAAAATTTGCTGAGTGGAAGAAAAGTGAATGGGATGACTACACCTATGATGGAAAGTTTTTTATTGTGATAAAAAATGAAGCTCGGATTGGTTTTTACAATCTCGATGAAATCAGAACAATTGTAGTTGAATAAGAAAACCGCCCGACAGCGGTTAAGCTGCCGGACGGCATCGGGTTATTCGGTTTCAGTCTGTTCTGGGTTATCTCTGCAAAGTTCATCCAGCGTGACACCAAGGGCATCAGCAAGCTTGATAGCAGTTCGGACGGAACAAGTATCCCGTCTGACTGTTTCCTCTACAGTTCGTTTTGGAAGCCCTGCAAGATCTGCAAGCTGCTGAACCGTTAACCCTTTTTCCATGCGAATCTTTTTCAGATTCATTTCAGCACCTCATTTCATACGTCGGATTAAAATAATTGCATAGATGGATAAAAAGATACTTGCAAGAGAAAGCAGAATCTGAATGGCATCTAACATCTTGACAATGAGCAAAAATTGTTTTAGAATAATAGTAGGGTCGGATGAGCTGCTGCCCATCCGTTGCCCCGTTGTTACAAGCGATTTTTCTTAGTGCAAGATGTCCCAAATCTTATTGACTAAGGTGGTAATCGCATTCAGAAGATTGATTAGAGCTGTAAGCATCAAGATTTTTTGCAAATCTTTTTGATTGAACATCGCTCTTTTCGGTCTTCTTTTTTTCTTTTTGCTCATTGGTTTCACCCCCTTTCCATGATTTTATTATACCACAAAAATTAGTGGTTGTCAAGTGTTTTTTCAAATTTTTATAAAAATATTTTTGCGAAAGGATAATACTATATCAGTTAATCATTATGATTATAATAATTCATATAGGATGCAAACTGGATTGCCGGAAGCAGAATAAAGAAAACCGCCCAACAGCGGAAAAGCTGCCGGACGGCATCGGGTTATTCGGTTTCGGTCTGTTCTGGGTTATCTCTGCAAAGTTCATCCAGCGTGACACCAAGAGCATCAGCAAGCTTGATGGCGTTTGCAACTGTACATTGATTCCGTTTTTCAATGTTTTCAATTGTGCGAACCGGTACATCTGCCGAAGCGGACAACTTCGGCACAGAATACCCTTTTTCTTTTCTGATTTTTCTTAGATTCATTTCACCACATCCGTTACAATGGAAGAAATCAGGTAAAACAGAAAGAACAAAAGTCCCATAATTTCAACCACTTTAAAAATAATTTTCGCTGTATCACGCATTGACATTTATGAGAAGCCATGTTATAATATAACCGTAAAGCGGAGAAGGCTTTCGCCCTCCCCGGCTTTACAGCCGTTCAGCATTTAGCTGAAAATCACATCAATCAGAATCTTCACCCATCCGACAATGGAAATGATTTTGATTGTGAGCTTCTCGACTGTGTCCAGCAGTTTGAGAAGCTCTTTTTTATTTGGCATTCTCATGTTTTTCACCCCCTTTCCATGATTCTATTATACCACATATTTTGGTGGCTGTCAAGTGTTTTTTCAAATTTTTCTAAAAATATTTTTTATGAAAGGATGATATTATGCCAGTCAATCATTATGATTATAACGATAGTACCCAACTTTCCCCACATTTCAATGTAAAAGAATTTCGTTGTCAGTGTGGAAAAACTCACGAAACTTTGATTGCATCCGAATTGATCGACAAGCTGGAAGCCCTCTATACTGCCCTGAACTGTAGCAAAATCATTGTGACAAGCGGCTACCGTTGCCCGGAACACGATAAAGCTGTAGGCGGTACGAGCAGCGGTCAGCATACCAAAGGCACTGCAGCGGATGTCTGCTGTTACGGGCAGGACGGGCAGCCGATCAGCAGCAAAACGGTATGCTGTAAGGCTCAGGACTTAGGTTTCGGCGGTATTGCCAACATTACAGCAGCCTACCAGTACACGCATCTGGATGTCCGCACAGGATACCGTTGGCTCGGTGACGAGGTCAAAGGGAATAGCACAGTTACAGAGGATTTTTACAAGTATTTTGGTTTGACATCTGCAAAAAATATCCTCTATGGGATTGATGTATCATACTGCCAGCAGAAAATTGATTGGGTAAAAGTAAAAGCGTCTGGAAAAGTTTCATTTGCTCTGATTCGTGCCGGATTCGGAAAGATCTTGAAGAATCAGGTTGATGATTATTTTGAAGAGAATTATGCTGGTTGTCAGAAAAGCGGCATCCCCTGCGGTGCGTTTTGGTATAGTTATGCCACGAGTGCAGCAGAGGCAAGGCAGGAAGCAAGTGTCTGCTTGCAAGTTCTACAGGGTAAGCAGTTTGCATATCCAATTTATTTCGATTTGGAAGAAAAGAAGCAATTTGCTCTTGGAAAACAGGTTTGTAGCGAAATGGTTGAAGCATTTTGCAGCACATTGGAGCAGGCTGGCTATTATGCCGGTTTGTATTGCTCTACCTTTTACCTTGAAAATTATGTCACTGAATCGGTGCGAAATCGGTATACAGTTTGGTGTGCGGATTATAGCAGCGAATGCGGTTATTCCGGCAATTATGGCATCTGGCAAAAGGGATGCGGAACAATCAGCGGTATTAACGGGGACGTTGATTTAGATGAATGCTACATAGATTACCCAACAATCATCAAAAATGCTGGTCTGAATGGATTTGCAAAAAATGCAACAACCACTCCAGAGAACATTCAAAATGGCACTTTAGACACTAAAAAAGATACCAGTGATGATGACACACTACAGCAAATTTTGAATCACGTAAAAAGCATAGATGAAAAACTCTAAAAAATAACAATAGCCGACCTCTGATCAGCAATCAATGGTCGGCTATTTTGTGCATCATATTTTTCTTGATTTAGCAAAAAAACTATGATATAATAAAAATACCATCTGTTGCGGCACAACAGATGGTATAAAAAGGGAACAAAAAGTATAATTTAACAATATTATTATACCACATTTGTTTCCTCTTGTCAAGGAGGAATCTTTAGTGGCAACAGCGAAAAAACTGCCGTCTGGTAACTGGCGTGTGCGGTTATACATTGGCGAGAACAGCAATGGGAAAAAGCTGTACAAATCTTTTACAGCCAGAACAAAAAAAGAAGCGGAATTTTTAGCCGCTGAATACAATCTGAAGCGAAAAGGGAAACCTAAGGACTTAACAATTGGAGATGCAATTGATGGCTATATTGCCAACAAAGACGGGGTATTATCTCCGTCAACAATTGCAGGATATCGAAATATCCGAAAAAATCAATTGCAAGAATTGATGAATGTACCATTATCGAAGATCACAAATCTGATGGTACAGGCAGCTATCAATGAAGCAGCAAAGACATTATCTGCGAAATCAGTACGGAATGCACATGGTTTGTTGACGGCATCGGTAGCAATGTATATGCCTGATTTTGTGTTTCACACAACTTTGCCTGCAAAAGAGCATAAAGTAAAGGATCTGCCAACCCCACAGCAGATTGCAGATGCGATAAAAGGCACAGACATCGAATTGCCGGCGATGCTTGCCATGTGGCTTAGCCTGAGAATGTCAGAGGTACGTGGAATCCGTTACAAAGACATCAGCAACGGAATTTTGACTGTGCGTAACGTACGGATCGCAATGGCAGGGCAAATTGAAAAAGAGAAAACCAAAACATTTAATAGTACACGGCAACTTGCAGTGCCAGAACGTCTATTGGATATGATAGGAGCAGGTAATCCGGATGATTATGTAGTGACTTTATCAGCAAGCACGATTTACAAGCACTTTGTATCTATAATACTTGAAAAGACTGGAAAGCACATGACATTTCACGATCTACGTCATATAAATGCATCCATTATGTTGGCTCTTGGTGTGCCCGATAAGTATGCAATGGAACGTGGCGGATGGTCAACACCATCAACGCTAAAAAATGTGTATCAGCATACATTTTCGGAAGAAAGAGCGGAAACGGATCAAAAAATTGACAATTATATGGATGGGCTTTTCTCAGACAATAAGTGAAATTTCGTGTCATATTTCGTGTCATATAGTAGTGCAAAACGCTGCAAATTGATGCTTTTTCACGCAAATGGAAGCGTATTTTTATTTTTGCAAAAAGCAAAAAAGTAGCGTAAAATCGGCACATTCCCGAAATTACGCTACTTTTTAAAAAATAGATTTGGCGCAGAAAGAGGGATTTGAACCCAATTTTATTTCAAAAAAATCGGCTATAATACGCTTGTTTTAATATTGCGTGTCATATTTCGTGTCATAAAAACAAAAAAATAGCCACTGGAGCAATTTAACGCTCCAGTGGCTTTTTCATTTTTGTAAAGCTTCTACGTCTTCTTCGTTGATTTCGCCGTAATCATGCCAGCATTCCGCAGCGACCAACATCAACATATCAATGATAGCATCCTTTTTACCTTTTATCTTCTGCCCGTCTTGCATCCAGATGACATTGCGTTTGCGATCAAATTCTACGGCGTTTTTGGCGTTTACCAGATAATTTCTGTTCAGCCGTGCGAATTGCCAGAACTGCGGCTCAGCTTTTAAAGCGGTCAGACTGGTGTTATATACGCTGTAGATCGTCCCGTCACGCATATGCAAATAGATTTGCCGGTGATGGGACACAAGGTACAGGATATCAACAACGGCAACATCCACCGCTCCGGTAATCGTCTGGAATCGGTAATGCTGCCGTTTCGCCGCACACTTTTTGAGCAGGATTGTAGCCTGCTCTTGCATTTCTGCGGTGTCATAATCTTTGTACAGGTATGCATCCACACTCACGCCGACTGCAATATTCCCATAGATATTATAAAACGACAAAAAAGCGATGGTTGCCATAGGATTGATAGCACGCACTGCGTGTACCAGCTTGTCCCCTCTTGTGTCCGGCAATTCGATGTCAATCACGTAGATGTCATAGTCCTGCTTTGCCACACACGCCAGAAAGCCTTCTGCGGCGTCTTTGACAGTTATGGTACAAGTTATTCCATAATGCTTGCAAATCGCTCTGAACGCTGCCTGTGCCCTCTCAGTCGATACTGGCAAATCGTCCACAAAAATGATGTTTAACATGATTTATCGCCCTTTGATTAGGGTACGACAAACCGTGAAAAATAAACACGATTATTTTATGTACATTTTTCCATTTCACAGGCAAAAAGATGCGTTCGTCAGATAAAAGGGCGATTTGGTCAGATAACCTTTGATTTTGGCGTGGGGGTGTGATATGGTGGTTGTAGTGGGACGGTTCATTCATATCCGTGAGGTCACGAAAATGATTGCTCTTTCGCATGGATTGCGGTTATTTTTTGTGTTTTGATTCGGCTGCTTCAAATGTTTTTATGCATGTTTCCATCATCTGTAGCAGTGCATCACGCTTTTCTTTATCAAGAGATAACCATTTTTGAGTTGCAATCTCTTCTCTTTGGGTTGGGGTAAGTTCGTTGCTTTTTTGACTATCACGACCAAGCAGATAGTCCGTGGTCACGCCGAATAGGTTTGCAATTGTAACCATCTTATCCCCATTGGGTTCTCGCTTGCCCTGCTCATAATTTTTATATGTACCATCACTTACACCAATTGCAATAGCAGCTTGTGCTTGTGTCAATCCAGCTTTTTCTCTGGCTTTTTTTAAATTTTCGATATTCAAGCAATTCACCTCCTTCTTATCCTATTTTATTGTACTACATTTTGACTTACTTGTCAACATGATCTTTTCTTTGTATCGGTCGTTTCGGCTATTTGTACAAAAAGCAGTCGGTCATTTTGTACACTTTTTTATCATCATCCCTATTGACAAGTAGGTCAAAACGGTGTATAATAATAACTGTCAGGAGGTCAAAACGACCGACAGACAAAAACCACAGAAAGGAGCGGACACCGTGGGGAAACAGCGAAAGCCGAAAAAACGGCAGAAAAAAAGCGGCAATCAAGACCGAACAACCAAAACGATCCTCTTGATTACCGCCATCCTACAGTTGATAAAAACCATCATTGATTTGATGCGTGATATTATCAACTAAAAAAGACTGAATCCAAACCGGATGGAACGAACATCCGGCAAGGGTTCGGGAATAGTATAACACAAATTCCGCACGGTGTCAACCTTTTAGAAAGAAGGGAGGTGAACACATGGAAACGCTGAAAATCGTTCTGGATGTTATCAGCCTGCTGTGCAGCGTCGGCATTCTGGGCTGCGTGCTGTGGCTGATTCGGAAGTAAAATTAAACACACAGAAAGGAAGATTTATCATGAACAAAAATTTACAGGTCGTAGAGACCAACAATCAGAGAGTACTGACCACCGCTCAGATTGCGGAGCAGTACGAAACAGATGTGAATGCAATCCAAAGAAATTTCCAGCGGAACAAGGAACGGTACACAGAGGGCAAGCATTACTATTGCTTAACTGGCAATGTGTTGAGAGAATTTAAGGCGACCGGACAAATTGACGTGTCGCCAAATCTTAACAAGTTTTACCTTTGGACGGAAAAAGGTGCACTGCTCCACGCAAAGAGCCTGAACACCGACAAGGCATGGCAGGCGTATGAAGTGCTGGTGGATACTTATTTCAGCGTTCGGGAGCAGGGACAGCTTCCACAGCGTCCAGACCGGACAAAGGCTCTGGAAGTGAAAGAGATGAACGCCCGTGTGCGGATGTCGAATCAGTTCTTGAAGCTTGCCAACGCAGAAACCACGCTGTCCAAAGATTACAAAAGCATTCTGATTGCAAAGGCTGCGGAAGTGCTTGCAGGGGAAGCGATTTTGCCGATGCCAAAGTCAGAACAGAAAATGTATACCGCTACAGAAATCGGGAAGATGCTGGGTGTATCTGCTCAGAAAATCGGACGGCTTTCCAGTCAGAACGGCATGAAGACGGAAGAATATGGCGAGTTCTATAAAGACAAGTCGCCTTATTCCTGCAAAGAAGTGGATGCATTCCGCTATAACGAAAAGGCAGTTGAACGGTTTAAGGAACTGCTATAAAGGATTGTTGTGGGTAAAAAAAGAGCCACAGAAAAATTCTGCGGCTCTGCCCACGACAGAAAGTACTTTGTGATGGCTTTTTTCACATTCGTGACATCACGTTTCAATCCACACCCCCATAAGGGGTACGACAAACCGAAAAAAATAAACATTATTATTTTATGTACATTTTTCCATTTCACAGGCAAAAAGATGCGTTCGTCAGATAAAAGGGCGATTTGGTCAGATAACCTTTGATTTTGGCGTGGGGGT